TCGATTCGATCTCTGGCATCTCTGGTGCCTCGATCGCTTCCGAGCCGGCTGCACCAGCAAGAAACGTGATGATTTGAACTGGATCGGTCATACCTTCCGGCACGCCGAGTTTTTGAACTGCGGCCATAAGTGCCTCGTCCATTCTCGTAATCCCTTCCCGGTCGCTAGACCGACGAACAGTAGAATTTGGATCTGCACCCGTTGCACAGATCGAAGCGTTGTGTGGCTCCCAAGCGGTGACAATCTCCGCCGGTCCATCTATCACGTTCCCACTCGGAGTCGTGTATCGTTGACCCTCTGGCACGTACTGACGTGCGAGGATTTGTGCATCGATGCTAAAGTCGTTGAGGTGTCCCTCGTTGTATCTGGTCGCGATCTTTTGGCTCTCGTCGTCGCTGGCGAACTCGGGGAGTCCAACGAGTGCATCTCCTTCGATCTTGATGGATCGGATTGAGCCAAAGACGTTCCGAACGGTTTGATCGTTGTGACTGTCGACGATGGGGAGTTGATTGCGATCCTGACGGAATCGGACTCCATTCATGAGCAGTACCTGAGCGACCCATTGACGCCTGGCTTCGTCGTAAACCATGACGGGAGTCTCGGTGGCGATTACTGCCTTGCCGTCCTTGATGACTCCGAACTGTCGCTGGATTACTGGCGAAGGATCGTTCTTTGCGATGGCTTGTGCAAACTTCTTGCGACGAATCGCGTTGATCTCGGCAAGTGTCATTGAGGCACCTCGGCTGGCAGAGTGTCGACAGATCCATCCTTTGCGTCATCGATGAGTGCTTGTGCGTTGGTGTCGTTCATGCCGATCGACGACAGGAATACCTTGGCAGTTGCTTCGCCGATGACTCCGTTAGCGAGATCGTCCAGCGTTTTGGCGATCGCTTTGCGGTTGCGGTTGAACTGGAGAGTCGACAGGCCCATCATCTCGCCGCTTCCAATCGGTGTTGGCTCGCTGGGAGCCGCCATCGAGGATTGAGCCGCGGATACGTCGACCTGCTGCTGCTGAAGCGTCTTGAGGCCGAGCTGCTCCATGAGGCGTCGCTCTTTGGATTGTTGGTAGAACACCGATCGCCATGACTTGCCACGCTGACCGAGTTCGGTCTGGTAGGTGGACATAAAGTTTTCGATGGCGTCCTTTGCGGCGGATTGCTCGGACTGGGGATCGACCCATTCCCACTCGGGTGTCTGCCACTCCACCGGAACGGCTCTGCGACGATCACTAAGCAGATCGGCGGAGGAGGGGAACGCCGGCAGGGAGCTAAGTGCTGCAGCGTCGCAAAACGCGTCCCAGGTGGGTTGGAGGAAGTGCCGAATCAAATACTGCTGCCAGCATCGGAATCGACGACGATCCTCAAGCTGGCTGGTTCTGGACGAACTGTAGGAGGTTCCGCTGTAGTCGCGAGCGACCGTCTCGTAGGACAGGCCGGTTCCAACCGCGATGCCTCGGAGTATTAAAGCGATCCACGGTTCTGCTCCGGCAGTCGGTCGGCCTGGGTTGATGCCCTCAACCGATTCGCCTGGCGACAGTCGGACGATCTGGCCTGGTTCGAGGTAGTCGAGCTTGTTGCCTGCCGCGTCAACAGAATCTCCACCGTCGGGATCGGAGAGCGATCCGATGGGTGTTTCAGTCTTGATGGCGACAGTGAAGCAGGATGCAACCGCGGAGGCTTGTAGCTCGTTGTCCACGTAGGTGCCGAGGTCGCGAATCCAGCTCAGTGCCGGTGCGAACCAGGAGACGCCTCGCGTCTGACCGATGCGATCGTGGCGATAAAGGTGCAGGATCTCATTGGCGGGGATTCGCTCAGGTGTGCGAGTGAATGCCCACGGTTGGAGCGGGTGATCCTTGTAGATCCAATAAGCAACTGGTCGGCCAAGATCGTCGAGTTCGACGCCTCGGACGATGCGGTTCCCGGTCGTGTTGTCGAGGTGTGCTGCGTAGTTGTCTTTGTCGCCAGCGAGTCGATCCGCCTCGATTAGCTCAAGTGCCAATGGGACGGGTCGATAGATGCCTCGGTATTCGCTCGATGGAAGTCGGACAATGCGAATCAGCACTTCGCCAGCTTCGACGATTTCACGCTGTGCCAGCGATTGCATTTCGTCGAGCGTGTACTGGCCGTTGATCTCGCAGACTTCGGACCACTCGGCCCAGATCTTGTCTCGCTCGTCGTTGATAGATTCGACGTCGTCGCCCTGTGGTGTCTCAAAGGTCGATTGTGCCTTGATCCCACAACCAACCACAGAGGAAACGATCGTATCGACGACGCCCCAAGCGTAGGCGTTGTTGCGAACAAGGTCGCGGCCCCACGCTCGAAGTCGGTCGGCTCCGAATGGACCAAGCAGTTCCTGGTCGGCTGGGTTGTTCTTTGGGATGCGGTTGCTGCTGACTCGGGATGGCTCGGCACCTTGGTAGGAACGCATCAGCTTTCGAGCCTGCAACCGACGGACGCCAGCAAGCGGATCGATGGCAGAAACAATGGAATCGATCAGTCCTGCGATCATCGGCGATGCCTCGACAGCTTGCCAAGGGAAAAGCCGCCTGATCCGCTCTCTCGCACGACCTGGTTCTGCAACATGCGACGCTCTTCGAAGAGGCTCGCAAGGTCGAGTTTGGTAACGCTCCGCGATCCAATGGAATAAGACGACGCACCTCCGGTGAGAAGTGCTTCGATCGCAGCGTCAATCTGTGTGAGTAGGCTTGCAGCGGATGCCATGCATCAAGGATCACATGGCATGCCTGGTGCGTCTATTTGCAATTGCTATGCAGGTTGCAAACGTAGAAAAACTTTATCCTTCCTGTGCCCAGGTGTTGCCGCACATGCCGCACCGACAATAACGAATCGATCCGTGCTTGCTGTACACTCGCACGTAGCTCTCGCCTGGCTTTCGACGCGTTACGCACAACGTGCAATCGCGTGGCATGAATCGACGAGGCTCAATCGGAACCTCGGCGACGGGTGCCTCGATCGTTTGCGTTTCTTGTGACTCCTGTGGTCGCTGTTTCTTCCTTGCCATCACCCTCTCCTCTTTGGTATCCACCCACCCTGACGTTGCTTGAATCGAGTTCCGTGCTGATGCCTGGACTCGACCGGCTTCGATTGCTTCTGCTTCTCGGCTTGCTGCTTTGCCTGAATCTCGATCTCCGATGGAGCGATGAGCTTGACTCCGCACGCTTCACCGGCTGCCGCTGCCATGTAGGTCGCATCAAGCCAGTGGTTGTTGTCGTTGCGAACGGCCCAATACTGCTTCGTTCCCTTGCCTTCCTTGAACTCGCTGACGAACTCCTCGGCGGTTATGTGCTGGCTGTAGGACGCGTGCCGCTGCGATCCGTCGAGCGTGAACAACGACAGAGATCCTCGACGCAGCATGTTTTGCTCGTCAAATGTCGGCGTCAGGAATCGCTCGTGGACGAACTGCTTCCAATAGGCTGTGTCCAGTTCATAGAGCCATACTCCAGCAGATGTGAGACGGCTGGCGTGCATATTGGCACCGGCAATGATTGTGGCCGTGTTTGCCTTCTTTGGTGTGTAGGGTTGATACCCCTTCGACGGATGAAAAACGCCGCCAACCTCACGGCAGAACTGATAAGCAGCATTGGTGAACGACCCTGAGTCAACCATGCAGAAATCCACCTTTCGCTCAATTCCTGACCCGTCGACAAACTTCTTTTGAAGCAGCTCATCCCGCCAGTTCAGCAAAGCGTTGTAGATCGCTGGCTCGGACGCTTCCGCGTCCATTCCTTTGGACGTTCCGTACACTTCAGCAACACCGTAATCGACGACAACACCGCCGGCACCGTGCCACCAGGCCGTAACGACCCAATGGCATCGGTACTTGCCAAGGTCGATCGCTGCGGTGAGTGCCGTTGCGTTGATTGGTAGCTGACGCCTAGCGAGTCCGCTCATCCGGGATTGCACGATCGCTGCGGTTAGCCCAGCTCCGACCGGACCAGATTCCTCGGGAGGATCGTTGTCGATCTCGGTCGCAACCGACTTAGGACCAACGTCAGCGACGCGGTTGTAATAGGCGTGGATGGCTGACAGCTCCAATGGCTCGCCATCGGAGTGCAGTTTGCGAGAGTAGCTGTTAGGATTGCTGACGACGCATCCCGCCTCGATGATCTGTCGGTTGTCACGCCAAAACCGATAGGCTTCGCGTGCATCGGGATCGTCAGGCTTTCGACTGCGACGCTGATCGATGTACTGATCGACCATGTCCATCCGATCTGGAGGCTGAACCATCTTGCGGTATCGCTTTCCTCTCCAAGATGGCTTGATCTTTGGATCGGTGAATCGGTAGGCAATACAACGACGATTCTGGCATGTGCACAGCATCACTCGCGGGATTCGTTCCGCACTGGCACCTAGTCCAGCAATGTCCGCTTCGATCACTTCCTCGTTCTTGGCAATGAGCACATCGGACGCCGCGGCTTCGCGATCCTCGATGTCGTCGATGATGGCAAGCGTCGGACGCATCGATCGGAACTTGGTTCCTCGCACCGGACCATCGACTCCGAGGCAGTAGAGAACCTGGCCGCACGAAGCAGGAACCACGCTCTCAGGCCAGTCAGGACCAAGCTGCCAACGCCCGATTGTTGGGAATGCGATGTGATCCGCTGCAAGTTCGATGTTGGTATTGACGCCTGATACGGTCTGCATGCGTGCTCGACTGGACCATCCTCCAACCGCTTGCATCGGAATCCCGATCTCTGGATAGTCGGCAACGAATAGTTCGTTCTGTTGCAGTTGCTCTTTGATGTCCTTGAGTTCCTGCTGCGACTTTCCTTGGCTTTTGCCGATGACGACTGGGAATGTGCTCATCCCCATGACCATCAGGTAAAGTGCGGCTCTGGTCGCAATGGTTGTTTTTCCTTCTCCACGAGGACCAGCGATCGCTTGATCTCCACCGTACATAGCGGCATCTATGATGGATCGAAGCATCGACTTCCTGTCACCTGTAAAAGCCTCGCCGAATTGATTTGAGAAGTAGGTTGCAAGCCACATCTCAGGATCTGTTTCGGCTTTTAGCCTTCGCTCGACGCTTGCCGGCGGAGGGATCTTGAGGTCGCGTAGTGATGCTCGGCGTCGCTTCTGGTACTCGGCTTGCCTCTCCTGCTCGGTCGCCTTGCTCGCTTGGACTTTCGATGGCAATAGTTTTTCCAGCTCTGGAAGCAAGCTCAGATAGTCGCTCAGGTCCGAGGTGCTTAGCGATTGCAACCAATCTGGCTCGATGTTCGTGCTCATCGGATTGTTCCATCTTCTCCATCTCGATGTTTTGCTGATCTGCTGCAATCAACGCACGAGCTGCTGCTGTCTTTTCCCTGGGACTTGTCTCTGAGTCGACCAAGATCCTGCCAAGTGACTTTACGATCACACCCCTCATAGCCTCGGGTATCGGCCAGCGTTCTTTCAATGCCTTCTCCCATAGTCGCGTTTCTTGAATGCTCACTGCTCAAGCACAGCCTTGTTCCCGGTTAATGTTTTCCAACGCTTGACGATTACGTCGCAATACTGTGGACTGATCTCCATGCCGTAGCATTTGCGTCCGAGTTGCTCGGCAGCGATCAGCGTCGTGCCGGAACCAAGGAACGGGTCGTAGACCAATCCCTCAGTCCATCCCATCACCTCTGCCATCAACGAAACTGGCTTCTGTGTTGGATGCAGTTCGTTTTGCGTTCTTGCGTGCTGCACTAAATCGGTTGGTCTTTGTCCAATCCACTTATGATCGCTTCCGGGATAAAAAAGACAAACTTCCGTCTGTCTTGCGTGTTCGTGGTTTAAATCTCCCATCGACCAATTGTTTTTGGCCCATGTAATTACCGACTTTGGCTTTGGTTTTTTTGGGATGTTGTCCCAACGGCACCACACATACCGGGAATGCTTTACCGGAATTGAAATTGCGTGATACAGCAATTTTTCATCTTCATCACCCGCAATTGCTTCGTGCTGTGACTTTCGGTAATTGCTTTGGAATGTCATTCCATACGGCGGATCGGTCACGCACGAGTTCGCTGTTTCTGCACCCATCAGCCGATCAACATCCTCTGGTTTCGTCGAATCTCCGCACAGCAACCGATGCTCTCCAAGAATCCACAAGTCGCCTGGCTTAGTAATCGGATCGACTGGCGGTTCGGGTACGTCGTCCTCTGTGATCTCAGGATCGTCCTCGGATAGAGCAACCATCGCTTCGATCTCTTCCGCTGTCCACCCTGCCGCTAATGCGATCTCTTCCGATTCCGTCAGCAAGCCATTGAGTTGAGCCGCTAAGACGTCGTCGTCCCACTCGGCTAGTTCTGCTGTCCGGTTGTCTGCGATAGCGTAGGCGATAGCGTCAGAGCCCTCCAATGAAGTCTTGACGCAGTCGATAGAATCCCAACCTAGACGACGTGCGGCTTCAAGGGTTCCGTTGCCAGCTCGCACAATGTTGTTGCGATCAATGACGATCGGCTTCTGCTGTCCGAATCTTCGGAGACTTGCAATGATCGCTTCAATGTTTTTGTCGTTGTGTTTTCGAGCGTTGGCAGGATCGTTAGAAAGCTCCGCGATCGAACGACGCTCGATCTGCAAAGTTCCCCCCAACCCCCCCTCAATGTTTTTCTGCTTCGCCATTCAGACTAACTTTCTTACAAAAAACTGGGATGGTTTCCCC